CCGGCGGCATGGTAGCCAAGCGCGACGATGAGGGCACGATCGTCGGCTACAAGATGAACCCCAAAGCCGAGAACGCGCAGAACCTGACGCCCAACTATTACCCCGATATCATCAAGGGCAAGACGCGCAGCTGGATCTCGGTCTATGTGCTGAACGAGCTGGGCTCGCTTAACGAGGGTAAGGCGGTCTATGCCGACTTCGACGAGACGATGCACGTGGCGCGCGAGCCGCTGCTGCCCGCCGCTGGTGTGCCGATCATCATTGGCCTCGACTTCGGCCTGACGCCGAGCGCGGTCTATTGCCAGAACGTGCGCGGGCGCTGGCTGGTGCTGCGCGAGCTGGTGGCCCAGGATATGGGCGCGGCCAAGTTTGCGGACGTGCTGCGCCGCGACATGAACCAGCATTTTCCAGGCGGTAACTTCCAGATTTGGGGCGACCCGGCGGGCGACTATCGGGCGCAGACCGACGAAACCACGCCGTTCCAGGTGCTGCGCACCGCCGGGATCAAGGCGCGTCCCGCGCCGACCAACGATCCCAGCCTGCGCATCGACGCGGTAACGTCTGCTCTGACGCGAATGCTGGAAGGCAAGGCCGGGTTCTTGATCGACCCGTCCTGCGTCATGCTGATCCGTGGCTTTGCTGGCGGCTATGCCTACAAGCGGTTGCAGGTATCAGGTGGGGAACGCTACGAGGACCGGCCCGAAAAGAACAAGTATTCACACCCCCATGACGCACTGCAATATGCGCTGTGCGGGGGCGGGGAGAGCCGCAAGCTGCTGCTGGGCGACACCAGCAATGTAGCTCCGGTCAATGCTCGCAAGTCCTTCGATGTGCTGGGCTGGCGGCAAACCTCCCGGCGGCGCGCGACTAGTCCATTGTGACCTGACCGCAAGCGTGGCCTATCGCGGCCATGTGCGTGAAAACTCCCAAGGCTCCACCCAAGACTGCCGAAGAACTGGCGCTCGAGGAAGAAGCCCGCGCTGCGCGTGAACAGCGCAAGCGCGAGCTTGCCGTGGCCACCACACGGGAGAAGAACAAGCGTTACGAAGAAACCGCCGCACGCGCCCGGGGCCTGTTCGGGATGCGCTCGCTCATCAGTGGACCGAAGGGCGGGGCCGGGTTCTCCGGCAGCGGTGGTCGCTCGGGCCTGCCCCTGATCCCTACGTCTGGCGCTTCGTCTGGTGGCAGTCCTGCGCCTGGTGGTGGCAGCGGCTTTATGGGCGGCGGTTTTGGCGGTGACTTTGCCAGCCTGATCTCTGGCCGCAGCGACTACGGCGCTGGCGGATTTCGTGCATGATGGATGAGGCAGACCTCCTTGCGCGGCGGCTCGAGCGCGCCCGCGCCAAGCGCTTGCCCTGGGAAGCCACTTATCAGGAGTGCTACGACTACGCCTTGCCGGGGCGCACCTCGTTCTTTGAGCGCGCTAAGGGGCAAACAACCCCGGATGTGTTCGACGAAACGGCGGTTGTGGGCACGCAGGAGTTTGCCAGCCGTATTCAGGCGGGCCTAATCCCAAACTATGCGCGCTGGGCTGAGTTGGCTGCTGGCAGCGACGTGGACCCCAACGAGGCGGGCGAGGTCAACAAGGCGCTCGAACAGGTCACGGACTACGTGTTCGAGATCTTGCAGAACAGCAACTTCGCCCAGGAAGCCAACGAGTGCATGATCGACACCGCGATCGGCACGGCTTGCCTCGAGGTCAACGAGGGCGATGCCGTCAATCCAGTGGTCTTTACCGCTGTGCCGCTGCCTGAACTGCTGATTGATACTGGCCCTGATGACAAGATCGACAGCTACTGGCGGCTGCGCAAGGTGCGCTTGTCGCACATTGAGACAGCTTACCCGGGTTCGGTTATCCCGCCTGACCTGAAACGCAAGATTGGCACGGCTGACGAGAAGGACACAGATCCACTGGTCGATGTAGCGCTGTGCATCTACCGCGACTGGACCAAGCCCACCGAGGTCAATGAGCTGCGTGTGTTCCTGCCGCAGCACAAGGCGATCATTCGCAAGCAGACGCTGAGCGGGATTGGCTCCAACCCCTACATTGGCTGGCGCTGGTCGAAGGTCGCCGGTGAAGCCTGGGGTCGTGGCCCGTTATTCAACTGCTTGCCTGCCGTGCGCACTGCCAACCTGGTCGTGCAGCTGACGCTCGAGAACGCTGAGATGGCGATCGCCGGGGTCTATACCGCCGAGGACGATGGGGTGATGCAGGTCGATAACATTCGGCTTGTCCCTGGCACGGTGGTGCCGATTGCGCCGGGCAGCGCTGGGCTCCAGCAGGTGACTTCGGCGGGTGACTTCAATGTCGGCCAGCTGATCCTCTCGGATATGCGCGCCAACATTAAGAAGGCGCTGTTTAACGAGACGCTGGGTTCGCCTGATACCACACCGATGAGCGCGACTGAGGTGGCGCAGCGCATGGCTGACCTGTCGCGCCAGATTGGTTCGGCGTTTGGCCGCTTGCAAGTCGAGTTCGTCAACCGGGTGCTGCAGCGCGTCATCTTCATTCTCAAGAAGCGCGGCCTGATCCAGCTTCCGACCGTCAATGGGCGCGAGGTCAAGATCGTGGCCACCAGCCCACTGAGCCAGGCGCAGGCGGTCGAGGATATCAACGCGGTGGACAGCTGGCTTGGCCTCGTTGGCCGCCATTTTGGCCCGCAGATGGTCAACCTTTACGCCGATGGGGCGCAAGTGGCTGCTTATACCGCCAAGAAGTTTGGTGTGCCCGAGCGCTTGCGCCGGGACGAGCGAGGCCGCGCCCAGCTGGCCCAGCAAATTGCCACGATCCAGCAAGGAGGAGAGAACCTTGGACCAGAAGTTGCCGGGGCCCCACCCGGTCTTGGGGCCTGACGGCCTGCCGCGCACCAAGGCGCAAGAGGACGAGCTTAATCTGCTGTTTGCCACGGTGTTCCGCACCACGGCAGCCAAGCAAGTGCTGTCCTACCTGCGCGCCATCACGATCGAAATGGTGGGCGGTCCGGAAATCACGGACGCCCAGCTGCGTCACCGCGAGGGCGCGCGCTACCTCGTCGGCATTATTGAAGCGCGCATTGCGAAAGGCATGAAGTATGACATTGGAGAGCAACACCCCGCCGCCCGCCGCCGATCCGGTCGCCGCGCCGCCCGCGCCGCCGGAGAATAACGGCACCCCGCCGCCCGCCGAGCGGCCTGACTGGCTGCCTGAAAAGTTCTGGACGCCGGAGGGCCCGAGCGTTGAGAACCTGGCCAAGAGCTATGTCGAACTCGAGCGGATGCGTGGCGCGTCGATTGACGACCTCAAGGCGCAGTGGGAAACCGAACGTCTTGCCGTGCGCCCGGAAAGCCCGGACAAGTATGAGCTGCCCACCCACGATGCGCTCGATGCCGAGCAGCTGGCCGCTTCTCCGGTAGTCGGCCTGTTCCGTAAGGTGGCGCACGAAGTCGGCTTGCCGCAGGAGGCTTTCACCAAGACCATCACCGAATATGCCGAAGCGGAAGTGGCGCGGATCGAGGCCCATGCGGCGCAGGAAATGGCCGCGCTGGGCGAGAACGCCAAGCAGCGCACCGAGGCGGTGGGCCTGTGGGCTAAGCAGCGGTTTGGCGACAGTCCCAAGTTCCAGGCAATTGCCCAGGTTTGCACCACGGCAGCAGGCGTCGAGGCGATTGAGGAGCTAATGCGCGAGGCTGGCACCCCAGCCACGACCGGCGACACCGGCCAGACCACGACCGATCCCGCGCAGGAAGAAGCCGAAATCCGCAAGCTGATGGACAGCCGGGCCTATTGGGATCCCAAGCAGCGTGACGCCTCGGTGGTCGCCCGCGTCGAAGCCTTCTTCGCCAAGAAGTATGGTGGCCGGTGATCACGGTCCGCGAGATCGAGCCGCTTGACCTGCACCAGACGCTCGACCTTGGGCGTTTGATGCAGGCTGAGGCTCCGGCCTATCGGGATTATCCCTTCGAGGATGAGCGGTTTTCCGCCTGGTTTGCGCTCTGCCTCGAGAACCCCGACTGGCTGGGGCTGGTTGCCGTCGATGACCTGTGCGGCGTGATTGGTTTCCTGGCGATGGGCTGCGCGCCCATGATCTTTTGCTCGGCGCGCACGGCAGATGACCTGGCCTTCTTTGTCCATCCCAAGTGGCGCGGCACTACGGCGGCGGTGCGGCTGATCCGGTCGATGGAAGCCTGGGCTCAGGCCAAGGGCGTTGCGCAAATCCGCATGGGCCTGACTACCGGCACAAATACCGAAAGCGCGCGCAAGTTCCTCGAGCGGTTTGGCTACCAGCTTGAGGGCCTGGTGCTGGTCAAGCGCAACTAGTCCATTGCTGGCAGCGGCTTGCCGCGCGAAATCACGCGCAGGCCCGCACGGCGACACCGGCCCGCAAGGACAACCGGACTGGACCCAGGCAGCGGATAACCGGACCCCACCAGCTCAAAGGATTTTCACATGGCTATCGACATTTCCGATGCTTTCGTGAAGCAGTTTGAGAGCGAGGTTCACATGGCTTATCAGCGCATGGGTTCCAAGCTCCGCAACACTGTGCGCACGAAGAACAACGTCAAGGGCAGCTCGACCACCTTCCAGAAGGTCGGCAAGGGCACCGCTGGCACCAAGTCGCGTCACGGCAACGTGCCGGTCATGAGCATCGACCACACCCCGGTCGAGTGCACGCTCGCTGACTTCTACGCCGCCGACTACATCGACAAGCTCGATGAGCTGAAGGTCAACCATGACGAACGCAATGTCGTCACGCAGTCGGCTGCTGCCGCGCTGGGTCGCAAGACCGATGACCTGATCATCACCGCGATGGACGGCACCACCAACACCGCCACCGAAGCCGGCACCACCGGCCTCAACACCACCAAGATCAACACGGTGTTCGAGTATTTCGGTAACAACGACGTGCCGGACGATGGCCAGCGCTTCTTCTGCATCAGCCCGGGTGGCTGGACGGATATGCTGGGTATCGCTGCGTTCACCGATGCCGACTACGTTGGCTCGGATGACCTGCCTTACAAGGGCGGGATGGTTGCGCGCCGCTGGATGGGCTTCATGTGGTTCGTCCACTCGGGCCTGCCGGTTGCCTCGAACATTCGCAAGAACTTCGCCTGGCACAGCTCGGCTGTCGGCCACGCCTCTGGCGCGGAAGTCGTGACCGAACTGAACTACATCCCCGAAAAGGTCGCGCACCTCGGAACCAGCTATATGTCGCAGGGCTCTGTCCTGATCGACGCCACTGGCTGCTACGAAGTGCAGGCTTACGACGCGTAAGGAGCACGGACCATGCCGCTGACTGCATCCACTCTGTTCAAGGTGGCGGGCGCCAATCCGGGCCTGCACATCTACAAGACCGCTGACGCCATCAATACGGTGACGGGCTCGGGTTACTTCAACGCGGTGACTGACAACCTGCGCCAGCATGATGTCATCATCGTTGTTTCGGAAACCGGGGGCACGCCGAAGATCGACAACATCTTCGTCACCAGTGCTGATGGTGCGGCAACTGTTACCACCTCGGCCACCGAGGGTGTGACTGGCACCTAATCCCTGGGGCCGGCCACCGAGGCGGCGTCAGATCGGGCCGGCTGCGTTCTCTCCCGCAGTCGGCCCTTTTCGTATGGAGGCATAGATGAGCACAACGGCCATCGACATTTGCGCGCAGGCACTGGTGATGATTGGTGCCGCGCCGATCAGCTCGTTTGACGATGGCACGACCGAAGCCACGGTATCGTCCGTGCTTTACGAGCAGACTGTGCTGGATCACCTGTCGCGCTATCGCTGGCGCTTTGCGATCGGTCTTGAGCAACTGAGCCGCCTGGTCGATGCACCAGCTGCGCGCTGGGATGCGGCTTATCAGCTGCCGACCACCTGCCTGCAGCCTTTGACCGTGCTGGTAAATGACCAGCCAATCGACTTCGACCGTTACGAGGATCGGATCTTTTGCAACGCGGTCGAGGCTGACGAGGTGTTTCTCGAGGGTGTCTATCGCGTCAATGAGACGGCGTTCCCGGCGTGGTTTGCGACCCTGCTGCAACTGCAGATGGCCAGCCATTATGCCTTGGCAATCGCGGCCAAACCTGAGCTTGCGGACTATCTCGACAAGAAGGCGCTGCGTCAGGCGGCGCTTTGCCGCAACATTGACAGCCAGGCGCGCACCGCGCCGGATCTGCGCACCAAGACCTTGATCACTGGCCGTGAAGGCCGGACGCGGATTGGAGGCCGGTAATGTCGATGCACCAGCTGCAGACCAACTTTGCGAGCGGTGAGGTTGATCCGCTGATGCAGTTCCGGGTGGACACCGGGGCTTATCAGAACGGGGCTTCGTCTCTGCGCAATGGCCTGCTGCTTTCAACGGGTGGTGTTGCGCGGCGACCAGGCACACTGCATCTGGCCAACCTCACTGGCCAGGCGCGGCTCTTGCCCTTCGAGTTCTCTGCTGGCGAGCGTTATGTG